GTGTTTGATTTTCTCGCCATTTTTCTTTTCTTCTTTGGCATCGGTGCCATCCTCGGGATTGTTTATGGTCTTATCCGCGGTCTTCCACCTATTATTGGTATCATCGTACGTGAATTTAAGCTCTTTATTAAAGATATTAAAGCTATTGCCAAGCCGGGCCCAGAAGGAGTAGAAGCAGCCCGAAAAATTCTAAACCGCGACCGGCAGTAACTGCTGCCGGCTTTTTTATTTCGCAAACAACTCTCCCAGAGCCATTAGCAGCCCCCGCTTGACGGCCAGGGCGCGGCGGTCCTCGTAAAAATAAGCGAGTGCAGCTAATTCGATGAACCGCTCGTCGCCCAGCCCGTCCAGTTCTTCGGGGGATAACCCGAAGTAGTACTGCACAAGCGCTTCTGCCTGCGGCAGGCCGTCCCGGCGCAGGTCCTCGACCCGCCTTACAATTTCCTCGATAAAAAATCCTGATTGGTGCCCACGATCCGCTGCAGTTCGTTGCCGACCGCAATTGCTAGGCCCGGCTTTTCATCGAACAGCCTGCGCACCACTTCTTCCGAGGGGTGCAGTAAGCAGCCGAACACCAGATTGTTCACTGCTTTGAAGGCGTCTTTCATCGCTTCCTTTGTGAATCTCGACAGCTGCGGCCGCCCGGGCTTACGGAAGTAGAAAAGCAACTGCTCCCCATCGAAACCGTCATCGCGAATCTCGTACACATCGCCGTACTGCTGTTTCCACTGTTCAATCTGCGCCGGACTCACTCCGGTACCCACTTTCGGTTCTTTATCTTCCGGCATCATTTATACCCCCTTCTAGTTAAATGCTAGTTGGGTGCTAACCCGTTGCGCCAGATCCCGTTGAGAATGATGAACTCGTACTCTACCTTAGTGGCTTTATCACCCTGGCTGCCGGAATGGCTGACCTTGGTGATCTTGCAGCCTTTGAGCACATCGGTGGAAGTGGGCTGGTCTTCATTCGCATAGGAAACCGTGATAACGAACGGCGGCAGCTTGTACAGTGATTTTCCGCGCCGCTTGGCGTACTCCACGAACTTGTCGTGCTCCTCCCGCAACAGGGTGGCCTTACCCGTGGCAGAATAGTTGCCGGTACCATAGCCCACCGGATTGGACCCTTTGCCGTAGACCGCTTCCACTTCTTTCTCATCGGAATACTCGATGCTGTCGATGTCCACCAGCACGCCATGCGGCATCTGCACGGTGATGTCTTCCCAGCTGTAGCGCTTACCATTAATCAAGCGTTACACCCCCCCCTTTAAGCAGCGTTCTGGAAGGGGTTCTCGAACCCGACTTCCAGCTCGATCCAGCGCATAATGGCCTTCGGTACGATGCGTATCTTGACGCGTACAGTAGATGTCGCCAGCACGTCCTGGTCCAGCGGGATCACCACGCGGCCTTGCGCGATCTCGCCATCGCCCACCATGATGTCCAGGGGCTCGGACAATGCTGCTTCCAAAGCCCGCACACTGACAGACATATTGGCGGGGTCGATCTCCGCGTGCTCGAACCGCAGCGCCGCGTTGCGCACCAGCGTGCAGGCCTTGTCCATCGGCCGGCGCAACTCCACGTACCGAAAGTCAGAGATGCTCTCCGCGGCGATCCGGCCGTTCGTTATATAGAACCCGGACAAGCCGACGTACTGCCGGAATGTGATAAACCCGGCCTGGTCTAAAGCTAAGATGTGTCCCTCGTTAATGCCGTCGGGAGCGAGCTTAAGGATAGCCGGGAGTGGTCCTTCCATAACCTTACCAGGAGACTCCTGCACATCGAGCGCACTCAAGCGCCCGGAGTACAGCCCGGCCCCGTTGCGATTCACCTGACGGCCCGTGTTCATGTCCAGGATCTCACACCAGGCGGCACAGATCGAAACGCGGGTGGACGCAAAGTTGGCGATCTCCGTCTGCAAAGCCTGCACCCAGGCATCCACGCTTTCTCCGGCGTCGGGGCCTCTGGCTTCGCAGAGGAAGTGGATGTACCGGTACTGGCTGGCCGCTTCCTGAGCTTTAACATCCAGCGCGGCCCACATAGCGGCATCCGACTCACCCACTACGTGAATAAACTCATACAGGTAACTGGATGCCAGCAGTGCGTCAATGGCGGCGTTTACACTTGTCACGCTTGCCCGGGGTGCTTCGGTAGTAAACGTGTACTTATCCCCGGGCAGGAACGATTGTGTCGGGTCCGTCGCATATTCGGAAAAGTTTAGCGTCAGGCCGGTATCGGTAATGCCGTATGCGCCGTCGGCGGGTACCGTAATCTTCCCGGACCAGGTGTCTCCGCCGTCCAGGCTGTATTTAAACGTCGCAGCGTTAAAACCGCCACCGTCAATGATCTCCACGATCACGTCATAGGCATCAAGCGGCGTCCCGGACACTGTCATGTCGCCCAGTCCGGTTTTCTCGGAGGTGACAGTTCCCACCGATCCGGCCATGTCGCCCTCGGCCCTGACGGCATACACCGTACGCGCGCCGGCGGCAAAGGCGTCAAAGAGAGCGTTGACCAGGGGACCGGTACCGAACTTGTCCACGATCTGCCCGGGATCAGTGATGCTTACGATTTCATTGACGGTACCCTGCGAACACGTACCCACCTTGGCGTGCAGTCCGGAAGCGCTGGGCGGCAGCAATCCCAAACCGCCGTCCAGTATGTCAACCGTTACATCGGGTAAACCCGGCATTTATTTCACCTTCCTCCTCATGGGGCCGGAAAGCCATTCGTCCTTCGCCTTCATGAAGTCAGCTTCGCTCATTTTCTTACCCGCGCCCCAACCGAATGCGGCCTTCATCCCCACTAGTGTCCAGCTGGGAACGTTATGCTTCTGCGCCAGCTCTTCAATCGTAAAGAGTTCAAGCTTGGCGCTGTCCTTCCGAAGCTTATCCTTCTCGCTTCTATTAGCCAACGGCCTTACACCTCCTCATATTCGGCTTCGATCTTAAGGGCCGAATCTAGATTGACCAGATCCACCGTATGGTCACGATATACACCTCCCTGGAAGGTAACTGTGAGGTACACCACGTCCTGTTGTTTTAATAGGCTCGGGTCATCCTCGGGCTGCGCTGTCGCTACGCTTACCAGAATCGCGTTGTTATCACCGTCCCATATGCGGCGCTCCAAACCTGCCAGAAACGCTTGCTTGACCTGGGCCGCAGCATTACCATCTCGGTGAACGATCTTGACCTTAATCTGTGCCGTGTGCCGGTAGATCCTGCGGCGATAGGTGCACTGCCGGTTTTCCCGGTCAACCTCTTTGGCAACCAGGGACCCGTCGTACTCCAGCTTCTCATTTCCGGGTATAAGCTGGGCGTACGGCCGGACCTGGTGCTTGCCGGCGTCTTCGGCCTCGGCATAGACCCTGGTAATACCAGCTTGGTTAAGCAGTGTGATTAAATACTCCCGGCAGTAGCCGATCATCTCAGGCAGTCCTCCACGTGGTCCCGAATGATCTCATTGATCGCTTCCTGGTCATCATCGCTGATCCCCAGGAAGGGGCGGGCGGGGATCTCGACCTTGGCCTTACGCGCCCAGCGCCTGCCGATCTTGAACTGCAGGTACCTGGCGCGCTTTGGCCGGATGGTTGCCCCGTACTGGTGGACAGCAGCCGTCTTATTATTCGTACCAACCTCGACACGATCCGGGCGCGCATGGTAATTAATCGAGCCATAGAGGGTAGAGGTGTCACGAAGGGTGACACCGCCTTCCGTGCGCGCTCTGATCGACTCGGGCCACGGGGTACCGTCCGGCGCCGTCTGCGTTTTAAACCGTTCCTTTGTGCTGGATACCAAATACTCCCCGATCTCTTTATGTAAGGCCGTAAAGTTCAAGCCCATCAGTCGGTGGAGATTGTCTTCAAGTCTTGACCAGTCGCCGGTGAGCCTGATGCCCATTCTAAAACGCCTCCAAACTCTTGCGTGAGAATTTTCGTTCACTACTTGCGATATTGATGCCGGTTGCGGGAGGCGGGGTCGGCTGACCCAGGGTGACGACACCCTTCGCGATGTTTTCCAGCACCCGCACCGCGTTTTTGTAACGATCCAGGATGCTGCGGTCAGCACTGTCCTCGTCATACCCGCGCCGGGCGAATAGATTATATAAGGTAATATCTACAGCCAGTTTTTTGATGAACGGCGGCACCGGGTCAAAGGGGACGGGGTACCGTGACTGGCAGTATCCGTCGATCTCGCTGCTGGCACTGGCGATGGCCGCATTCACCCGGTCCGCATTTATGGCCCCGGTACCCTCATCGTCGGTCAGATCAACGAGTACCGCCTCGGGCACCTGAGCCCGTAAATCATCCAGTGTACAGTACATTATTCAGAGGCCTCCACTGGTTCGCTGGCAATCAGCTCAATCAACTGTTTTTTGGTGGCCTTCCCGGGTACTTTAAGCCCCATATCCGCTGCCAGCTTTTCTAATTCCGCCACCTTCATGTTTTCCAAAGTCTTCGGGTCCAGGTGGCCTACCACGCCGGTGGCCGGTTCCGCCGTTTCTGTCTCCGAGGACTCGACCTCCACCGTCAGGATCGGATCGGCTTTAAGCATGGCTAGCTCCTGCTCGCTAAACCTGTCGTCCGGGTACTCGGTAGGGCGGGCGGGGTGGAGCACCCCGCACCGCCGGTACCCGTCAACCTTGCTCGTTATCCGGATCATCCGCCGTCACCCCCCTTACGCCGCAGTGCCGGTGGAACCGTAGGCCAGTTGCCATAGGCCATAGCCGGCGTTGTCGCGGCTGTCCACGCCGTAGAGGAATTCCTTTTTCATGAACACGTTATCATCGTCCGGAGAATCCTTGGCCACGAACTCGGGGCGCTTGCGCTGCTGGAAGATCAGGGGTTTAACAGGTTTACTCGTGTCCAGCAGGAACCACATCGTATCATGACCGGCCAGCTCGGGAGCCACCATTAATTCAGCGGTACCCTTCCACGGGTTGGTCTTGCCAGCGGCATCCCTATCGGAGAGTAGGATTTCCCTGCCTATACCCTCCAGGGCCGGCGGGACCACCAACAGGTTGGGAACGATCTTCAGTGGCCTGCCGTGCTCGTCCTTAAAGCTCATCATGGCAGCCCTGGCCGCCGCGTAGGATGCGGCCGACAGCGCCGCGTCGGTCACGTTAGACTGCGGGGGCTGGTTGCCGTCCTTGTGCTCCGGCGCGAAGAACGGCTGCCCGTCGTAACACTTCTGAATAAACCCGTTGACCAGCAGTTCAAACACCAACTCGTCAGGGTGTATCGCCGCCGACTGGCCCAAGGCTTGGATCAGGGGCGTGTAAATGCCGATGGCGTCATCTTCGATGTCGTTGCGATCCACGGACACGGTGGCCTCCCAGTCGCGGTTCTTGATGGTGTACCCGTGGGCCGCGAGGTTCTGGATCACCCGGTCGCCAATCCACTCGCGCATCCGCGGGACCCTACCCAGCCACTTGTATTCCTCTTCGCGGGTGGTAGAGGGAACCACCGTGGCGATGCGCTCGTACACAGGCTGGGCGGTTTCCAGCGCCTTATTAAAGATTGTCTTGAAGCTCCGGTAAATGCTCTGCAGGGTTGCCTGGTTAACAATCATCCTTTATCCCTCCTAAGATGCCATGATGCCGGCAGCTTTCAGCTTTGCCAGCAGGGCGTTGAAGTCCGCTACAATGGTGGCCAGATCGGCCGCGGTGCTATCGGCCTGCGCCTGGGCCGTCCTGCGGTTGGCCTCCGCAATGTCAATCCAGACCCTGGTGGCCGATTCCACTTCCGTGATGATGCCGCATCCTACGGCATTGGTGGTGGATAGGGCCACCGTCTGGTCATCGCTCACGAAAACCGGCTTGCCCACGTCCGCTGCGGTCATGCCGCTGGCCTCGAAGTCGAAAACTCCCTCTTTCCAGACCAACACCGTCTGGGCACTGTCGGCCCCGCCGGTGTTGTCCACATACTCGCGGGAAACCCCCACGAACTTCAGCCCCGCCGTATCCGCTGCCGGTACGGCGTAGCCGCTGGCGTTCAGACAAACCATGGCCCCGGCGTAGATCTTCGCGCCGGCCGCCACGGGATAGGCCGCCTGGCCGCCCACTTTCCTGGTGGTATTCCGGTCCTGAGTTAACGCTGCCATCTCTTACACCTCCATGCCGCCGTATTTCTTGAAGTCCTCATCGGAAACGCCCAGCATCTTGTTGATTGACGCCTGCACGTCGTCCGCCGTGGTGGCAGGCTTGCTGGGACTAACACCGGGAGCCGGCTTGAGTGGCACCACCTGCGGGGCTTGCTCCAGGAACGCCTTGAATCCTTCCTGGTCCTTCAGGGCGTACTGCTCGGCCCACTCCTTCTGCGCCGGGGTGATCTTGCCTTCCGCCAGCGCCCTTGCCACCAGTTCGTCGCGCTCCCGCTGGGCCAGCTTGTCCTGCAGGGCTTTAAACTCTTCAACCCGCACGTAGCCCGACGGATTCTTCAAAGCAATCACCCGTCCTTTGACTTCCGCCAGCCCGGCATCCTCCTTGAGGTCTAAAAGCTCCAGAACCTCCTTGTGAGCCGGTGGCTGGGGCTTGTCCTTGAGGGCCTTCACTGCTTCCAGCAGCTCCGCCTCGTCCGGCTGGCCGGTAAGCCCCAGCATCCTGGCCAGCTCTTCCATAAACTTGGACATCTTATCATCCTCCTTGCCGTGTGTATTAACTATCGGCCGCACCCCGGATATGGCCGGCGCGTTGGTCAGGGCCACCGAGTGGATGGCCACGGCCTTGTTGTCCGCCCGGCGCACCAGCACCACCGGAGAGAGGTACCGGTATTCCTTGTTTGCCAGGTACTCCCTAGCCCGCCCCGTCCATTCCACTCTGGCCCAGAGGCCGTCCGGCCCCCGGTCCTCAAGCTCTTTTATCCAACCAGCCGCCGGGGCCTGGCCGCCTTCCAGGGTCTGGTGTTCGTAGTCAATCACAATATCATTGCCTCTGGCCTTGAAGTAACTGATTATCTCGGTCAGGCTTTCCTCGTCCACGGTGAAGTCCCCCTTGGCAGACCGCACCTGGCCGAAGGGGAGGAGCTGTATCCACTCGGGCACCTGGCCGGCCAGGTCGCTGGCCAGGGTCACCGTAAAGGTGTTCTCCTGAGCGAACTCGCCGATCTTAAACTTCTTCTTTTTCTCTTCCAGCCGGCGGGATATTATCTCTCGCTCCCGTTCCGTGTACTGTTCCTGGTTATCCGGCTGACCCCAATACCTGGCCGCCACCCTTGTCTGCTCGGCGTTGGGGCAGGGGTAGCGGTAGTTCACGGGGTCCAGGTAGTCCTCGTCCGTGAGGCCGGGCCAACGACTATGTTCCGCCGGCATAGTCACATTGCCGTCGGGCTTGATGCCTATTCCGTACCTTCTGGATCGGGCTTCCTGCGCCCGCTTTTCTTCCTCGCTTGCCGACATGCCATCACCCCCCGCGTTAATAATGCGTTAAAACCGCGTTAAATGGCGTTACAGCGCGTTAACGGATTCGGGTTAATACCTTAAACCTCTCGCTCAAAATAGGCTCTTTTAGAAGCCTCTAAGGGCGTTTCCGCTCCTCCTGGCGCTTCCGGTACGCCTCTCGTAGGCTGGGCGGGTACCTCTCCAGGTCCGGTTTCCAGGCCTCTTTCCCTGGGTTAAAGCCGAACCCCGGATCGGGTATCAGCGGCCTAGCCGGCTGCCCCGGCGGCTCCACCAATCCGGGAGCAGCCCCCGTTTCTACCTTCAGCCCTCTGCGCCTCACCTCGCGCTCCGATAGGTTGCGCACCGCACAGCGGCAGCGGTAGCCGTTGGGCGGGTACCAGGTGTCCCAAAACGGGTCGTCGGCCCGCCGCACCGTCCCGTCCAGGGCCAGGTGGGTGGGGCGGGTCCGCCGGTCGTTCACCGCGTCATACATCCAGTAAGGCCTGGCCTCCAGGATGTCCGGTTCGGTCATCTGCTTGTAGCGGCCCACGTTAAAGGCCGTCTGGATATTGGTGCGGAAGATGTTGTCCAGTCGGTATGGGGTGGCCCCTTCCCAGCCCCTGGTCTTGAAAAGCTCCTGCGCCTGCTCCTGGAATTCCCTGACCGTCAGGCCCTCGGCAATAGCCTTATCCAGCAGCCGCCAAACTTCGTTCAGCATGTCCAGCCCTGTAGCGCCCGCCACCGTGAAGGCGTTGACCTTGATCTCATCAGCCAGCCGCCGGAACTCCTCTGGGGTCAGCACCACCTTGTACCGCCAGTAGCTGATGGCCTCCTCAAAAGGGAGGGGTTCCAACACAATCTGCGTCAGACTAGCCATTGATCACCGTGTACCTCCCGTACAGGTCGGCGGCGTATAAGGCCCGCTGCACCAGGTCCTCGAACTCCTCCAAGGCCATCTGGCCGTACAGCTCGGCCAGCCGCTCCCGCAGCTCCTCCAGGCTAGTGGCCTCGGCGATGGCCCGTTTGACCAGCTCCAGCAGGTCTCGCACCACGGGCAGGGCCTGTATCACGGCCAGGTCGGCCAGGCGGTCCACCTTCCCCTGGGCTGTGCGTGGGTCGCCGTCGGACAGAGCCAGGCCCTTGAGGGGCATCGCCCCGCCGCTCGGCGGCGTCACCAGGGTCTGGCCGGCTTCTGGCTTCGGGATCCCGAACTTCTCATAAACATGCTCGGCCGCTATCGGCAAGCCCACCTCTTTCACCAGAGTGGCGTAGGTCTTGCTCTCGGCGGCAAGGTCCTCCGGCGGTTCGTAGTGGAACTTGATCCAGGGCAGCCTGGCCTCCGGCCCGAAATTGAACCGTACCAGGGGCCTGATCAGGTCTCGGCGCAGGGTCTCCGCCAGGGCCTTGCAGTCCGCTTCCAGCAAATCCTGCCGCACTTCCGCGTGGGTCTGGCTGGCAGCGTAGCTACCCCGGCTGCCCACCTCGGTGGTGAGGGTCTGCCCCAGGATGGCCTTGGACATCTCTGCGTTGCAGAAGTTGGCCAGGCCCTGGTATACGCTGGCCCCGCCGGTGCCCTTTGTCTCGATGAACTCAATGTCTGTGTTACGGCTGATGATGCCGGCGGCGTCGGTCCCCAGTTGCACGACCGCCTGCAGAAGCTTCTCCCGGTCCTCCTGGGAGGTGCCGGGGTCGTACTTGCCCAGCCTGAGCGGCATGCCGAAGATCTCGGCGAAAGCTACCCAGTCCTTCAGGGTGTAGTTCTTGAACAGGTACATCCAGGCCACTACCCTTAAAACCCCCTGGCGGGAGGGGTGGCCGCTCTTGGCTTTGTATTTGTGGACGATGAACTTGTTGGCCGGCAGCTCTATCCCCTGAACCGGGTTTTGGTCCGTCAAAAGGCGCAGCTCCCTGGTGTCATGAGTAAAGGTAAACCTTTTCTGGGGTACCCAGCGCAGTTCCCTGGCCCATACCCGGCCGTCGGCTATCTCCCACATGATTTCCGTTCCCGAAAGCCCCTTGCCGATGGCGTCTAAAAGGTCGAGCAGGGCATCCTCAAAGCCCAGGATGTGGTCCAGCGCCTCGGCGATAAAGTCCGCCACTTCCCGGTCCCTGGGGTCATCGGAAAACGGGATCACGTCGTAGTCCAACCCCAGTACCGCGTTCTTCCTCGTTTGCAGAAGACTATAAAGGTGGGGGTCCTTTTCCTCCATCTCCTCGAACAGTTCGGCCTGGCGCAGGATGTCGCCCTCGTCCGCCTCCCGGAAGATGCGGGCCAGCCGCTGAGGCGTCAGCCCTACCGACGGGTAGGAGGAGAAGCGGTCCCGGATGGAGGCCACCGCCACCTCGTCCATTATCGGTTTTTCTCGCATCTTAATCGGCCGGCCGTCCGGCCCGTAAATCGTCGGCACTAGTAAGCCCCCTTCACAAATGCCCGCCGTCTGGCCACCGACTCGTATTCCGGCTTGCCCGGTGGGTTCGTCCCGGCGTGGAGCGCCAGGGCCAGAGCCCAGAACCGGTCCGCGTGCCCGCCCCCGGCCTCGCTCCGTTCGGCGTCATAGCGGATGTTGCCGGCCGCCGTGGTCACCTTCTTCACGCTGTGCAGGTCCTCGCGTATCTCCCGGCGCGCCGGCACCCGCACCAGGCGGTCCTCGAACTTGCGCCGCTGGGTCACCACCAGCTCCTGTTTGACCGCCGCAATGAAGGTGACCGGTTCCACCAGGTAGCCGTAGCGCTCCTGGGCCTCCTCGGCAAGCTGCATGCCCAGGCCCGTACTGTCGATGCATGCTCGCCGCAGCCGAGGCAGGGAGAGATACCAGAACAGCTCCTGCCTTTGCACCCGGAACGGCGTCTTGGCTAATTCCTTAACGGCCCTGGTCCAGAAGACATCCCCCAGGACCTCGCAGAGCCAGATCACCGTCAGGTCGCGCTTGCGGCCGATGTCCACCCCCAGGTAAAGGTCGCCCTGGGGCTCCCAATCCTCGGGCAGCTCGGTGGTGGCCTGGTCGTCCTCGCAGTTATTGATCATCTCGTAGGGCAGGAGGGAGTCGGCCTCGTCCAGGAACTCGCAGCAGAACTCCTGCAGCCAGTCGTCCTCGGACTCAACACCCTTGCGCAGCTCCTCGATGTCGACGTCCATGCCCTGCTCCTTGGCCTGGTATATGTCCACCCGGTGCTTCGACCAGGTGCCGGTGTCGTCCATCCATAGGTTGTAGAACTTGTTCGACTTGCCCTGGGGCGTGCTGATCACCCTGATCTTGTATCCCCTGGTGATGGTGGGGTAGAGGGCCGTCCATATCTTTCTGCTGTCGGCATGGAAGGCGAACTCGTCCAGCACCACGTTCCCGGAGAAACCCCTGGCCGTGTCCGGGTTCGCCGGCAGGCCGATCACCTTTGATCCGTTGGGGAAGCGTATCTCAAGCTGTTTAAAGTCCTTATCGTCGATCTGAAACGTCGTCTCCAGCTCTTGGCAGGCCACCCCGATGGCCCTGGCGTGCATGGCCACCTTTTCCATTAACTCCTTGCTCTGCCGTTCACCGCGCGAGAGAAGCACCCACAGGGTCCGGTGCTCCACCGCGTCCAATACCACTTCCAGGGCTACGGCGAAGGAGAAGCCGGTCTGCCTGGCCTTGAGGGCGATCTTGAAGCGGCTCCTGTCCTCGACCCACTTCTTCTGGTATTCAGCTAACTGGATGGCGCTAGATGATGCCATAGATTTGCTCCTTGATCAGGGCCAGGGTTTCCGGGTCGAGGCCTTTCTTCTCGGCCGTCTGCTCGATCTGCTTCACCGCCGCCTCCGCCTTCTGCTTGAACTCCAGCTTCAGGCGCTCGCGCGTCACGGCGCTGCGCTCAAGCAGTGCCAGTGCCTTAATGGCCTCGGTAACCTTCTTGTCCAGCCCCTGCCCGGCATCCCCGGCTGCCAGTAGCGCCTCGGTGATGAGCTGGCTGGCCAGGGCGCTGGCCGCTTCGTTCAGTTCGGTGGCTGGCCGGCCGGCATTGTCCTCCACGATGGCCCTGGCCTGATCGCGCACTATGCGCAGTCGCTCCAGCCTGGCCAGGAAGTCCTTGCCATAGCGGCCCACGGAGGACTTGCTGACCTGGTGGCCCATCTGCCTCAGCCAGTCGGCCACTTCCTGGTAGGTGTGACCCTCCACCAGCCGGGCGTTGATTTCCTCCACCAGCTCGGGCGGCAGCTCCCTTTCGATCTTGGAATGCTTTCGCCGGGCCATTAAACATTCACTCCCGGATCGTCCGGGATGTTGCCCTCCAGTAGGTCTTTACCCTTCGCGGTCAGCTTGGCCACTCTCATGGTCAGGCCCAGGTCGTCGGATTCAAGCTGCCGGCACTCCACGTACCCCTTATCTTTCAGATAGTCCAGGTAACCCTGCAGGATGGCCGGGTTAACATTGTAGCTTATGTCATTTAAGGTAAGGGCGATCACGCGGTCGCTTACCTCGTGGGGATAGTCCAGGTCCAGGATTTTCAAAATGCGGCCCCTGATCTCGCGGGCCTCGGCTCGATTGGTCTTCGCCACTTACTTTACACCTCCCACCAGTTTGGCGATGGCCTCTTTGATTTCCGTCGTGTCGGTCACCACCCGGTCGATCTTCGCCTCCAGGGCGGCCGTTGTCCTTATGAAGTCCTCCCGCAGGACGTACTGGCGGGGCAGCGACGCCTTGAAGTCCGCTAGGTCCTTGGCCAGCAACTCCATTGCCTCTTCCTGCTTCGCCTGCCGCTCCTTCAGCGCCCCCCTGGTATCATGCACCAGGTACCCCAGGGCCGCCAGCGTGGCCGAAAGGACCATGAGAAGGATTTGAACGCCGATATTGTCGCCGATATTGTCCATGCCGCACCTCGTTTTCGCGATTTCTGAACCAAAAGAAAAAATCCCAGCATCTACTGGGATTGTAACCTGCCCACATTTTCGGTTTCAAAAAAAGCCCTTGAGAAACTTATTTCCCGAAAGTGCTTTCCAGGAATTCCTCGCTGAAAAGGGACGGCTGGTTGCTTTCGTCCGGGCGTTCAGCCAGTATTTTCCTGACCCAGGCCTCCGTCAGCCCGTACTTGATCGCCAATTGCTTGTGGTTGCCGCCGTCGAATTCCTCCCTGATTTTCTTGTCCCTGATGAGCTTGATGGTGCTGTCTAGCTTTGTGAAGTACAGGGTGGTGCCCTGGAACTCCTTCGCCAGCTTCATGGTATTCTCTAAGCCGATGATGGATGTCAGCTTCCGGTAGGGCTCGGGCAGCACCTCGGGATTTATCTCTTTCATCCACTGCTCCAATTTGCCACCCTCCCTGTTATCTTGATCGTCAATTCCGCCGGCGTCAAGGTGCCGCGCACTCCTTTCTGCCGGCCAGGGCCTTCAGGCCCTCGATCACCCGCCAGGCCTGCGCCCTGGTGAGCCACTGGGGGTTGTCCACGCCGGCATACTTGCGGCAGAACCCCTGCAGGCGCTTCGGGTTGTCGACCCAGTCCAGCTCTTTTTCCAGTTCCCTGATCTTCCAGAGTTGCTTTTTGGTGGCCAGGGCCACCTTGCGGCCGCCCGGCAGAACGATGGACCGCGAACGGTTAGCCCGGTTTTCCAAGTCGTCAATGACCAGGGCGGCTTCCCGCTTGGTCAGTTCAGATATGTGCTCCTTGCCCGTCAAGCCTTCCACGATGGCGTGTAAAAGGTCGCTGTCCAGGCACAGCTCCCTCGCTGTGGCGAAAACTTTCTTCCTTTGCGCCGCCGTGATGCCGTCCATGCCCAACCCCCCTTGGCTTCATCATTTTACCGTTACCGCCACCCATACGCCATTCTCCCTGGCCAGCACCACCACATGCCGGCTGCCCACCAGTTTCAGCCTGAACGTGCCGTCGCCTTGGCTTTTGAGCCTCCTGCTCTTGAGACTCCTGGCCACCCAGGCCTGCTGCGCGGAAGGGGGGGCGCTACCCACCCGCTCCCGGTAACGTTCCTTGAAATGGTGCGTGAGAATAACCGTAACCTTCTTCCCGCGCAAGGCCAGCACCCCCTTACGGGAGTCGGCCCCAGTGCCTCGCTACCACAACCGCCGCGGTGAAATACCCGGCCGCGAAGCCGATGAAGATATAAGCCAAGATTTCCGCTAACGCGCCCCTCACGGCCTACACCTCCACCAGCTTATCCCGGTTGACCTCGTACCAGAACACGTCTTCGGTCTTAATTTTCGCGCCCACGGCCTCGACGGTAGCCGGGTCGTATTTCTTCAGGGTATCCTTGCTGACCTGTTCTTTGATCACGATGCAGTCCGTCATGCCTCTGGCCTTCAGGGCCGCGATGATGGCTTTGACGTTGCGCAGAATCAACTTGGTTGATTGCCGGAAGCCGATGCGCCCGAAATTCAGCTCCCTGGATTTCTTGCCATCCAGCCCGTCCCTGTGGGTCTCGGCAAACTCCTTCACCAGGCGTTCCAGGAAAGCCTTGCGCTCCTGGAGGGGTTGGGCCTGGTTCGCCAGCTCCTCCTTGAGGTCGGTTATTTTGCGGTTGTATTCCGCCTCCATACTCTCGATCTCCAGGTCAATCCTGCCGATTTCGCGCAGGGTATCGTCCACCTCCGTCCAGCTCTTGAGGGCGGTATCCTCCAGCCTGCGCCTTGCTGTTGCTGCTTTTGCCATGTCCATCCCTCCTTGAAAGTCTTACGTTATGCCTCGCTCCATCCTGGCCAGTCTGAACAAGTAACTGAGCCTTATCCTGGCGGCCGTGAGCTCCAGCGTGGCGGCATCCACCAGATCCTTTTCCGTTACCTGGTTGAACCTGGCCTCCGCCTGCTGGACCGCCTCCAGGGCCGCCGCAATGTCGGCCGGTGTTACCTGCGCCTGATCAGCCCGGCCGCTCTTTCTGGCAAATACCTTCACCATTTCACCCCTTTCCGGTTTTCCGGTAGTCCGGCCCGTCCACCACCACCACGTGGCACATCTCGAACAGCCTGCTGGTGATCCGCTCCCATCCCGGCAGCTTCTCCAGCTCCTCCAGCTCCAGGTTCGATGTGATGATCGTCGGCAGCATCTCGTTGTATCGAGCGTTGATTATGACGTACAGGCGTTCCGTTACCCACTCGGTATTGCGCTCGGCCCCCAGGTCGTCCAGGATGACCACGTCCAGGGTCTTCAAAAGCTCCAGGCGCTCCTGGGCCTCCTGGCCGAGTCCGACCTGCGGTCTCAAAAGGTCCATGATCTCCGGTACGCTCCCGCACACTCCCGGCACCCCCTTACCCAAAAGGCTGTTCAGAATGCCGTAGGCCAGGTGGCTCTTGCCCGTGCCCGGTGGCCCGATGAAGCACAGGCCATTTTTGCTCTCGCCCCGGATGGCCTCAAACTGTTCCACGTACCGCCGCGCGATCTTCCAGGCCCCCTTTTGGTAGGTGGAGTCGAAGTCTTCCAGGCGCTTCTGTTGAAACCGCCTGGGCACCCTGGCCGCCTTGAACAGGCGTTCCAGCCTGGCCTGCTGCTCCTTAGCCAGGAGGCAGCGGCAGCGGAGCATCAGCTCGCCGTCCTCATCTCTAACCAGCACCCAGCCGCTGCCGTCGCACTCGTTAAAAGGGCATGTTGGTTTCATCGCTTCCGTCTCCATCAGTCGGTCACCTCCGGCCGGGCGCATTCCGTGGCCTCGTCTGCCAGGTCGGCCGCTACGCACAGGGCAGTCACTATGACGCCCACGCAACCCCCGGCCACAAAGGCCGCTACTAGCCACCAAACAGAGATCATCATGATGATGCAGCCCCCCCCGGTTTGCGGGCCACCAGCATGCCACTTTGCTCGTCGAACACGCAGAACGCGCGGCAGGGAACGGGCCAGCCGTCGTCGGCCAGCTTTCTAATCAATTTACTGGCTGAAATAAGCAGCCCATGGGTGGAGGCCTTGCCCCTGTCCGACCTGGCGGGGAGGCCGGTCTCGCTTTTCTTAATTGCCAAGAATTGCTTGTTAATGCCAATCTGCACCCGGTCGCCGGCCTTCATGCCGGCCTCCATGGCCGCAGCGCTAGAGACCCGCAATTGGGACTTACCCACGTAGACGAAAGGGTCGTTGCCGTTACCTTTCGCGCGGATCTCCTCGCCGTACCAGGTGAAGGCTTCCGGCTGCCAGTAGGTCTTCACCTCGCTCGACGGGCCTGCCTCCCGCAGGTCGCGGGGGTAGCCGCTGCGCTTGGGCTTGCAGGTTCCCATCATCTTTACCCCTCCTCTCCAAAGACCAGCCTGATCTGCTCCGCCTGTCCCCGGCGCAGCCCCAGGTCTTCCGCCGCCCGGTCGAAGGCCCTGGCCACCTGGGCGATTTCGGACACCCTGGCCCACAGATGGCGGGAACAAGCGTCTGCTTCCTCCCGGTCCGCCGGGATATAAAACCCAGCGGGTGGCTCCACCGCCGAACCCACCGGCACCCCCAGGCACCGCAGCTCGTGGATTGCGGCCCGGACCGTCCTCTCCGGCATCTCCAGCGCCTGGGCCAGCTCCCTGGCCCGCACGGCGTTTCGGCGGCCCACGGCCTTGAGCTTCAGGTAGCGCCAGACCTTCTGCCCCTGCACGGGAAGCGGGGCGGGTTTCATTTCAGGGTCAGCTCCTCAGCCGCTGTAACTATCGTCTCATTGATCACCCCGTCGGCGATGTCCAGGGCGCGCCTCAAGATTGTCGTTAACCGGCGCATCCCGCCGGCCTCCCTGGCCGCGCCCCTGGCCAGCAGGTACTCCCTGGCTGCCGGCGTCATGTTGAACTGGGCCAGGATGGCCCGCATCTCTTCATTGTTTACCCCCTGCAGCTCCCGCAGGAAGCTCACACGGCTATAGAGCTGGGCCAGGTTCTCCCGCAGGGAAGGCCCCCTGGTGAGCCAGGCCCGCAAACGCGGCAGGCCGCAGACTACCACGCCGGTTTTCCCTTGGTCGTAAAGCATGCGCAGGATTTCCAGCTTGCGCACCGTCCGAGATGAGGACGATACCAGCATGTCAGCCTCGTCCACGATTATCAGCCGGGGCTCGGCCCGCAGGGCAGCCACTACCCGCTGCATGATGTCCCGTAATCCCCCGCCCAGCTCGACTCCAACGGCCTGGGCGATCTCTTCCACTAGTTGCTTGCTGGTCATCAGCACGTCGGCTGTGATCAGGATGGCGCGCGGGTCCTGCTTCAGGTACTCGTTCAGGGCTGTTGTTTTACCGCTTCCGGGAGCCCCCAGGATCACGCCCATGGCGCGCTCCTTGGCGCAGGCCTTGCAGACCCCGATCACCCGCTTGGCGTCCTCGGTCATGATGAAGTCCACCGTGGTCCGGTATTCCTGGGCCGTCGCTTCCTCCCTGGAAGCCTGCGCTTGCTCGGCCGCCTCCAGGGCCGCCTTCAGCTCCAAGAGCTTGGCCGCCACTTGCTCGGAGTCCAGCCCGGACGCGAACCGGGACACCAGCGGCCTGGAAACGCCGATCTGCCGGGCGATCTCCTCCTTTGTGACGCCCCTTTCCTCGGTCATGTAGCGCAGCCATTCCCGCGCCTGGTCCTGGTCAACAACCTCCTTTTTGCCCACCAACGTTAGAGACATTCTCCGTTCCTCCTTCTCCTTTGGTTTTGAATTTCAGGCCCTAGCCCTCGGCCAGCACCTTGATATACTCGTCCGCCAGGTTTCTCCTGGCCCGCTTGCCGGCCTTGGCCGGGACGGAAGCCTCGGCCCTGGCCTTGCCGGCCGCCTCGTGGCCGGTGAGGGTCGCCACCCGGGGTTTCTCCACCCGGTTGGCCGTCGTCGCCGCCCTGGCCCCAGCCCTGCGCCGCTCCTCGACCACCTCTTCCAGGGTCTTGTTGTTCTCTCTGATCTGGCGCTCCAGCTCCTTCTGGGCGCGCCGGCGCATGGCAAGAAATTCTTTGAGGTCGTCCTGAGTGGCCCCCATTTCCATAAGCTCCCGGTTATGCGCTACGCAGGCGAACTTGCCTTTGTGGTAGACCACGAGTTCACCCAGGCGGTACGGGTCGTAATAGACCGCCACCGTTTTGCCCACCAGCTTCCACAGCTCTGGCGAAGCGTACCAGAAGTTCTGCATCTTGATGCCCTCGTCGAACACCTTCCTGGTGTCCGCGCGCATCAGCAAGATGTCCAGCGCCCTCGGGTCTGGCATGTCCAGCCGCGCTTTGGGCTTTTTCCTGAATGCGTCGTATGGAGTGGTCTTGATTCCGGAGTGGACGCGGGTATGGTAGTCGGAAACCAGCCAGTAGGCGAATTGCTGTATGGTCTGCTCCAGGGTCCACAGCTCGCCCTTGGCCAGTAACTTCTTGGCCTTCTCGAAGGCCTTTTCCGGCTTGTTCTGAGGTGAATTGCCGATGTAGCCGGGGGCGTAACGGCTGAAGCGGTCGGCCACCGTGCCGAAAGCCCGTTCCACCGGTTTGGCCCACGGGCTGTATTCCTCGCAGTAGGTGACGTCAATGCGGAGGGTCTTGAAGACGGTATCCAGCCGGTCGCTCCGGTAGTCCTTGCCGTTATCTATGTAGGCTCCCACCGGCAGGCCGCACAGCGGGTTGTCGGGGTCTGCCTTGGGAAGCACGCCGTGGCGGAATGCCAGGGCGATGGTGTCGCTTGAAGGCTGCAGGCAGATGCACCAGCCCACGAAGGCCGCCGTGGTCATGTCCAGCCAAGCCGTCAACCAGGGACGCACCAGCTTTCCTTTGTATTCGATGAAGAAGTCGAACTGGTGGTGGTCGCCAACCCAGACCTGATTGACCAGGCGGGGTTTACGCCTGACCACCTTGGGCATGACCTTCTTCCGGTAGGCCTCGACGCCTTCGCGGCCCATGACCTCCTCCGCGTAGCTGATCATGTCTTTCATTGCCCGGTAGAAGCTCTGCCGGCTGCCCACCTTCCATCCTTCCTTTTCGGCCCGCTCCTGTACCCGCTCATAAACCCAGGCTAGGGTGGGCCGCAGGGAAGTCAGGTAGAGCTTTTTGCCGAACTCCAGGGCTTCCTGGTCAAAAGACTTGCTGCCGTATCCCCCGCTTTCTCTGGTCTTGCGCAGTCCGTCCAATATGCCCATAAACCCCCTTTCCTCGTAGGATGCAATCCAGCGGTAGAGTGTGGCCAGGCTGACCCCGGCCATCCTGGCCAGGCTCTGCCGCTGCATCGTCACGTCCTCGCCGGCGTACGCCAGCGCCTGGCGGACGAACACCTCCCGCCGCAGGGCTTCGGTGACGATCTCCTGGCCCTCGGCCTCGATGATCTCCGCCAGGTTGGTACCGTCGGCGGCTTTTTGCGCCTGTTCCATTCTCTGCTGCTCAAAGTAACGGTTTTGAGCATGGGCTGGCAGGGCGGAAAGGGGGATCAGCCATTGACCGCCGTCCCTTACCGGGTTGAAGGCCTTTATTGCTTTAAGCACCGCCTGGCGGCTGACCCCCATCAGGTCCGCCGCCTCAGCCACGCTCAGCATTGTCTCCACCATTGTCACCGCCCTGAACCGTGAACTCTCTCACTCGGCCAACGCCGGCGGGCGTGATGACCGTATCGCCTGCCTTCATGCCGCCAGCTCCTTAAGCTCGTCCACACCCATGCCCAACACTTCCGCCAGTGCCGGGAGGTACTTGCCTACCGGCTTCTGGCCGTACAGGATTTTGGATAGATACTGCTCGCTGACGCCCAGCCGGGCCGCCAGCTCCCGCTGCGTCATGCGGTGGTCCAAAAGCCACTTCTTCACTTCAACTCCCAGCCTGGTTAGCCGCTTCATGCAACCACCTCCCGGACCAGATTTATCGTATCTTCTGGGCTAACCGGTACAGGGTGGCCTGGCTGCCCACTCGCCAGCCCCGTTTCTCCGCTACCACTCTTAGCTTCCGGATGGCCTCAATAGCCTTCTGCTGCGGCTCCGCCTCAAAAAGCTGGCGCAGGAACTCCACGGCCTCCTCGTCCGTGGCCTTCGGCCTGAAGGGGCGGGGCAGGTAGACGATCTTCGTCTCCTGGGCCTGGGCCAGCCTTCTTACCTCCATTGCCAGCTCGTCCAGCCGCCGCTGTACCTCCTGCAGCGCCTCCACCGGTACCAGCCGCCGGCTCTCCACCGCCTCGTACAGGTCGATCAGCATCTCCTGTACTTGGATGGCCTTCGGTTGATTGGACTTCATGCAGATTTTCAGAGCGCCGCGCTTGGTGAAGTAGCGGACTCGTTGCGGCCCCCCTGGAGTTTGAATTTCGACCTCGCCGGTATCATAGGGGGCGTCAATCTGATGCCCCCTTTCCCGGAAGCTATCCTTGTTACGATTGAATAGTATGCGAATTGACCTTTCATGCGCGTACCCCAGCGCCCTGGCCAGTGCCCGCGCCGTCACCACCGGTTGCCCGTCCACGCTTACCACCGCCAGCTCGCCTTCCTGGGCCAGCACCGGCAGTATCTCCTCCTGTTTCACGCTTTTTCTCACCCCCGCTTACAGGGTTTTCCTCCTTCTCCGGCGAATTTGGTTACTGCCACCAGAACCCCAAACCCGCCGGAGAGGAGGTGAGGACCATGGCTGACAATCTAATGGTCATTTCTGTTGCTGAGTTAAGAGAACGCCTGAGTTCCATTTTTCATGACATCATCCCAGAAGCCGTTGCCCGCCGCTGTCAAAAGGGCCTGCGGTCCTTCTCAAGTAATCAGGAGTTTGAAAAGGCCCGCCTTGAGGCAAAGGAAGCAGTATCTCAACTCCTCGAACAGATCGCCAATATGGAAAAGCAACCTATTCATAAGATCCAAACCCTGGTTCGCAAATCGCCCCTTAACGTGCAGATTTTCCTCATGGAGCGGGTGGTCTTTATGGACAACCAACTCCGGCAAAAGGACCCTAACGAAACTGTTGCTGTCCCCAGCGGCTTTGGGGCGTTTCTCCGGGCTTACCTGATTGAGGAGTACAACCGGAAGCTAGAAGATACTCCCTAACCGCTGCGTCCACTTCCTCAAGGGTAAAAACCCTGGCCGATCCAACCCACCACTTGTTCAGGTCCAGCCGTCCGCCCTGGGCGGCTTCTTTTTTCGCCTGTTCCGCCAT